TTTGCCGCCATTTTCAAATAAAAAAGGGCTACACTTTCGTGTAACCCCTTGTTTTATTTGGTGGAGCTGGCGGGAGTTGAACCCGCGTCCGAAATTCCTACATACTAATTTAATAGTATTAAAAACAATATGTTACTTTATTTTTCAAAGAGTTAAATTTATTTCGCATTATTTGATTTTATGCGTTTTTATCTCTTTGTCGCCAAAGTGCCGCCATCAATTAGCGGCTCCAGTTGAGATTATGAAGTGGATTTTTTGTCACTGCATCTTCCAAATGGTCAGGTGCAAAGTGAGCATAAACCATGGTCATTTTAATGTCGGCATGACCTAAAATATCCCTTAATACTAATATGTTTCCGCCGTTCATCATAAAGTGGCTGGCGAAAGAATGACGCAGAACATGAGTGCATTGCCCTTCCGGTAGGTCAATACCGGCTCGTTTAATTGCTCGTTCAAAGGCTTTTCTGCATGGGGTAAATAGTTTTCCCCTGTTTTTGGGTAGTTCTTCATATAGGACCTGAGATATCGGAACGGTTCTGTTTTTTTTGCCTTTGGTTTTTGTGTAGGTAACCCGGTACTTTGATATTTGATGGCCTTGCAGATTTTCGGCTTCGCTCCAGCGTGCCCCCGTAGCTAAGCAAATTTTTGCAATTATTAACAGGCTGGGGCTTTGGGAATCGGCGCAGGCATCAAGTAAGCGTTTGATTTCTTCCGGTGCTAAGAACGCCAGTTCACCTTCTGCGATTTTAAATGTTGGAAGACCAGCAAGGGGATTGGGCGCAGGCCAGTGGCCTAATTTTTTCAGAGTACCAAAAACAGAAGATAGGTTGCGCTGTTCAAGGTTCACTGTCCGGGGCTTAACTGGCGACATCAGTGCACCTTCTTCATTTTTTACCTCACCTTTTAATCGGGCTTCTCGATATTTTGTGAAATCGCCAGCCGTTAGCTCTGAAGCGATGGGGTCGCCCAGCCCGTTACAGATGATGTTTAGTTTCGCCATTAGTCGCTTGGGGTCAGCCAGCGTTTGCCCGTAGAGTGAATGCCATTGTTCAATCAATTCGGACAAATGCCGCCGATCTTCCTTTTCACCCAGCCATGGTTTTTTATTCACCTCTTCCATGGTGAAGTTTTCGAAAGCTGTGGCCTCGCCTTTTGTCGCAAACTGCTTACGTACACGTTTGCCGTCACGCCCGTTCGGGTAGCACTCGCACAACCACTTTCCATTCGACTGCTTTCTGATGGTCATGGTCAGATACTCTTAATGACTTTTACAGCGCGTCCAATGGTATCAATATCATCAATGGAGCATTCGAAAGATGACTCGTCTTGGTGAACGACCATTTTATTACCGGGGATTCGCACAATTTTGACTATGTTTTTCATGCCATCAATATCTATCAACCAGTAACCATTACTTACCTGTTTTACTGACTTATCAACAAGATAGAAGCCTTTAGTGGTTTTAACATAAAGGTAGTTATCAGCTTCTCCAGAAATAAGACTGTGGTCGAGGAAAACCTCATCGTGTTCAAGAAGTGCGCCGTTCTCTATTTTTACTTGCTTTATTGTTGTTCTGGTCTCGTTATTGGACTTGTTTTTATTGTCTACCGCTGGGTGCATTTCTCCTTGCCCAGTAGTCAGCCAAAGTAATGAAACACCAGTTTCAATAGCGCACTGGATTATCCATTCAGCGGGAAAGCTATCCCTTAAGTATCTGTTTGACATGGTACTTTTTGCTACACCAAGGTGCTTGCAAAGTTGCTGTCGAGTGCTGAAATTGTAGGCTATGAGAATCCTATTAATCGCATCTCGCCCGCCGCTATCATTGCCAACCTTAATTGAATTCATAAGAAAAATCCTTGACGTACATAAAATGTGAACCTAACATGCACCCTGAGCCCCAAAAGCGAACTTCAACCGTATAAAATAAGATAAAACGAAGTAAAATTAGAGATGATGCACTATGAGCATAGATATATCAATTCGTGTACCTAAGGAGATGGCAACGCCTGCCGAGTTCGCAGAGTGGGAAGGTATTTCTCGCGGTTCTGTTTATCAGAAGATTTTTCATGGAAAACTCGCTAAGTACATGGTTAAAAAGGAAAAAAATAAGGGTCGTGTAAGCCTGCGCTATCTGATGTACAAAACTGATCAGGTTCGTGAAGCCCTTGGTCATTCCAACTTTCGTATCATCGTTGGTTAGTCAGACCAACTATAGAACTTTTGGAGGGGCTAGCATGTTTGATTGCCGAGTATCCAAACAATCTCACTTTGATTATGCATGTCGTACATTCTCCAATGCCCATAATGGGAGTTTAGTCCAATATTTGGAACTCATCGGGTTAATTCCGCAAATACTGCGAAATAAATTGAACCCTGAGCAGCCTCACATGCTGACTTGTGTTGACTTGATGAGGTTAACGGATGCCACAAAAGACGCCTCCCTTTTGGACAGTCTGCTGGAGCAATTACAGTGTCAGCCATCCGTGCCGGTTAATGGAATTTGTGACGCCAATATGCCAGGTTACTTATTAGGAGCAACGGCAGAAGTGGGCAAGCTGGCAAGTGAAGCTGTTTCGGGTGAGCGTCTTAATCATACCCGTGTGGCGGAGTTTAAGAAGACGGTTAATAACGCAGTGAGGTTATTAACGTTGGCGGGAGTTACTATTTCATCAAGATTGCACTCAAACCCAGCGTATACATCTGCAATGGATGCGTTTACGGGTTTAAGTGCTTCAATCGTATGAGGTCAATATGATTTTATCTAGGAATGCCGCCGCCAATGATAGCGCTGATTTTCTCCAGTTTAGTCAATGGCCTGTCAGATTCAAGATCACGACCATGCAGAGCAATACTGGCTCTTTTACGGGCGGGATTATAAAGCGAAGACAAAACTTGAGTATCGCTTTTTTCGATAGATTGCATTTGCTTGATAACTTCACTTTCAGACAGATTGGGGATTTCATCAAGCAAAATACGGTATCGGCTAACTTGCGCTTTTGCGTTACCCGCTTTTTCACCAAATTTGACGCTAAATTGCAATGCAGAAATGAACGCAATAATCAGACCAAACAACCATCCGTATTGGGTATTAGCAAAGACAGATGCACCAAGAAACAATTGGATAAAAGTACAAAATTGATTACATCGGTGATTAAAAATACCTGTCATTTCTTCGAGGTAAAAAGAATAGTTTACTTCAAAAGGGATGTTTTTTTGGGATGGTTGATTGGCCATGATAAGTCCTTATTTTTTATCCTGCCTCTCAGGTTGCTGCTTTTGTTGCTGCGGTTCCGAGGGGGCTGGGCGATGAGTACGATGAAATTTATTACTGTCGTCTGACATAAGTTTCCGTTTCCTTGTGGTGCGTTTGTTTGTCGAAATTCAATCTTACCACAACACCATGCGCCGGACATGGCTAAAAACCGGCAATCATTAAAAGCAAAGGTGACGGATTTTATTTTGTTTCTAATTAGGTGAGGTTTAAATGAACAAGGAATACCAAATGGAATCAACAGAACAGCGTGCTTTTCCAATGCCCTTTGAAATGCGCGCTCAGGGTTTAAACAAACTCGCTCAACTCAGAGCGGAGCATTTAAAATCGGGTAATGAGCAGTTGTGTGCTTTCATTGATGAAATGCGTGATAAGCACAATGAGCACTACGCGGATAACATCCGATTGTTAGGGGCTATTTTCTATCTTGCCAATATTCCTAAAGAACGGCATGGAATGGAATTAAATCAATTTACCCGTGAAGAAAGAGTGAGTTTTATAAAGGCAGTGAATTTGGTTAAGGCTGCGAGTGCATATTTACCAAATAATTTATCACTGCCCAATTAAATAATAATAAATACCGATTTAATTTTAATGGCGTCAACACGTCAGGGATTCTTTTTATCTAAAAATAGGAAATAAAGAAATGAAAGAAGATTGTTTACAAAAGTATTTTGCGAAAAACTCCGTTGTCGACGGTATCGTAGAGGTAATTGGATATGATTGGCCTGATGATATCGAACACCGAATCACTGTAATCATTGACGAAGTTCATCATTCTCAGGTTGGGCTAGATACTCTCTGTGAAATTAATCTTTCATTTTATGAATATTCATTATTAGCGCCTGAATATTTTTTTTATGAAGGTGCTAATGAGAATGCACATCAGGCATGTAGTTCAGTGTCTGCCGGGGTTTGCGAGTGAATCCAGCACCCACAACACGCCGCCAATGCAGTAAATTCCAGCCAGAGATGCCACAAAGCGCAGCTCTGGCTGCGTGCATTTCTCTGCCGTGGGATAAACCCATCCAGCCGATAGCCAGACCGTTCCCGGCTTATGCAGAGCAATACCAGAAAGAAGAAGAATATAAAGCGATTGCAAAGGCTATTGAGAAAGAGAATAACGAGTTCGCCCGTGTTCAGCAGCTATTAAAGCAGCAGCCGTCTATCGTTCGCATGGATGTTCAATACAAAGCTAATGTTTTAGAAAAGGAGCAAGGGACGCCACGCGCCGAGGCTTTTTTATCTAAGACATTCGTTGATCGCATTTTACCCAGAGTCAATTTGGTGACCGGGCGTTACCAGATTCAGAAAATGGACGTGGATAACACGCTATATATGGCACGGTTTAACCGTATTCCTGATATGTCACGGGAAGATCTCGAATTACTGGCAAACGATATTGCTCAGTTTATTCTTGAGGAATTGAAGACGGTTGCAGATGACATCCCATCAGAAGACAGCGATCTGAAACGGGCATGTGCCTTATACATGCGTGCAGCCGCGATCACCAAAGCCTATCGTCAGGATGCACCCCGCTGGGACAAGCTGACTGGCTGCTTTTTTGATGAGACGCAGGCTATCGCGGCCATCTCTCGCATGACCTCTGATAAATGGTGGCTGGGTCGGTTACGCCGTTTGGCGGCTGAGTGGCGCGAACACTTGCAGATTTCCATTAACCGCGTCAGTAAAAAGGCCAGTATCTACGCCAGCAAAATGGCGATTTCTGAATGGAAAGAGCAGAAGCACCGCACGAAAGAGTTTATTAAGTCTATGGAACTGGAGGACGAGGAAGGCAACCGCATCAGCCTGATTGATAAATATTATGGCAGTGTGGCGAATCCGGCGATCCGCCGTACTGAAATGATGGTACGCATTCGGGGCTTTGAAAATATCTGTAACGAACTGGGTTACGTCGCTGAATTCTATACTCTGACCGCGCCCTCTAAATATCATGCCACTACCCGTCACGGACACCGTAACCGCAAATGGAACGGATGCAGCCCGGCTGATACGCAGAAATATTTAAGCGGTGTCTGGGCAAAAATCAGAGCCAAATTACACCGCAATAATTTGCGTATCTTTGGCATCCGCGTGGCTGAACCTCATCATGATGGTACGCCCCACTGGCATATGCTGTTTTTTATGCAGCCAGACCAGGCTGATCAGGTACGCGATATCATCCGTGACTATGCCTTGCAGGAAGATCGCCACGAACTGCGAACAGCAAAAGCCCTGAAAGCCCGGTTTCATGCCGAGAAGATTGATCCGGAAAAAGGGTCAGCAACGGGCTATGTGGCGAAATACATATCTAAAAACATTGATGGCTACGCAATGGACGACGAGCTGGATGATGAAAGCAATCGCCCCATGAAAGAAGCCGCGCTGGCGGCCAGTGCATGGGCGGCGCGTTGGCGTGTCCGTCAATTCCAATTTGTGGGCGGTGCGCCCGTGACCGTTTACCGTGAATTGCGTCGCATGGCAGATCATGATGTCGCGATGGGCTTAAGTGTGGAATTTGCCGCTGTGCATGACGCCGCTGATAACGGCGACTGGGCAAATTATATCAATGCGCAGGGTGGCCCGTTTGTGCGTCGTGACGATTTGGTGGCGCGTCTGTGGTATGAAGCAGAGCAGGAAACTAACGCCCACGGTGAGGAAGTGATCCGCATTAAGGGGGTTTTCTCTCCGTCTGTGGGCATGGATACACCTATCTTAACCCGTCTGAAAAGCTGGAAGATTGTGCCGAAGTTGGCCGAAGAGTCAGCGGAGGCGGGTTTTAGCGGTGCGCCCGCACCGCCTAGGAGTTCTGTCAATAACTGTACGGAGGCACGAAGTACGATTACCAAAGACATCGCATCCAGTGATCTTTGTCTGGAGGAATTCCAGCGTAGTTGGTATCAAATGAATGAGCGCGAAAAGATAGAACGTGTCTATGAATCCGCCAAATTGCAGGGTTTAGCGATGAGTGAGGGTTTAGCACAGGCATTATTGCGGGGGAATAGTTTGTCTATAGAGGGCAAATACTATCGGTTATCTATGTTTGGACATCTTAACGAAACCAAACCGCCGCATACGGAAAGAACAAAAAAGATACTGACAAGGCTCAGTGAAAAATTATGCATCAGTATGAATATTAACGAAATAATTCGAAATCCTAAAGGGCATTATCAGAGTATTTTAAAAGAAATTTCTGGAAATATTGAGTAAGTCACACTATTGATTGTTTCATAAAGAAATTACTTCACTTGTTAATTATTTTTATATATGCTGCGCAAAAATACAACAGTATAGTTTTAAGGGAATATTATGTCGGATTTTTTTTCTGAATCAATTTCACTGGAGCGAATTGATTTGTTATTGCGCTTGGCTACTAAAGGGGAATGTAACCATGATGAGCGTTATCAGGCTCTTATTTGGTGTTCCGAATTGACTACTCAATTAATTAAGCAATTTGATGAAAATGAAACAAAGCCACTCAATAGTGGCTCACGTCTCGACTTAAGCGGCACAGGTCTGCAATAAATCTAATGCCATTTGGCGCTGTTGCGGATTGAGGTTATTAATCACAGTCTGCAACAGAATATCGCCCGTTTTGGCACTGGGGCTGATGGTGTGTGAAAACGTCAAATTCATCACAAATGTGTGACCACATTCCACATCAGAGCATGAACAATACACATCAGCAATCTGGCGGTGCATCCGGTTGGTTTTGCGGATGACCGACTTAGCGCCACACTCAGGACAGATTATTTTTAATACGCGCATATTCCTCATTCCCAAAGTATCGATTTTCCTCGATTTTACCATTTTCTTGCTCATTCCGCACCCGAACTTACGTTATCTTGCTGAAAACTGAGGTGTAATATTTCGGGGATATCACTGCTGTTTATAGCACCCATGAACATATTTTGAACGGGAATGACTTCATCCTTGCGGTAGGCATCACGGGCTTTTTCCGGATCACCCAAACCGCCGACATTGGTCGGGATAATCCCCGCCAATCCTGCCGGGAATCGGTGGGCGGTCAGCACATCCTGTGAACTGATGCTTTTCACATTGGCAAATTCATCATTGGCGGAAATGTCGCCAACCGGAATAAACTTAATGCCGTCCGGGTCACCATTGGGAATATTCACAAATAAGGTATCAAAGTTACCGATCCCCTTACTTTGTTGCAGTTTCCAGATAATTTCTTCTTCGGTCTCATCGGAGATGTTCGGGTCATTGGTGTAGATGATCCCACCCGTATGGGCGCCATTGTGGTAATAGCGGCGGCGGAAGATGGTCGCTTCCGAGTTGAGTAAGGCCGCATGGATGCCTCCAATATAATCCGGCAAGCCGTAAACTTGTTGCTGTGGGTCATATTGCTTGATGAAAATGACTTCTTCCGGTGAATAAACCAAGGGTTCGCCCTCCTGCAATACGACAAAATCCCCGTCCTTACGGCGGCGCAGGTAAAGCGAGGGCAACACCGCCAGTTTCACCACATCGCCCCAGAAGTTGCGCACTTTCAGGATCGCCACATCGCCGAAAATCAGGAAGTTCATCATGGCCGATTTAAATTGCTCATGCGTCAGCCCGCCGCCGAGGTAATCAGAGGCAATCATATTGTGGCGGGCATAGAGAACGCCGCCATGCTGCCCGTTCATGTTGGTCAGTTGTGCCAGCGCCAGACGGTCAATGGGCAGGGTGTAATGATCATAATCATTGTCATACCAGATTTTCTGGTAATCCGTCATGGTAGTGAGTATCGGTTCCGGTTTACCCAGCGTGATCAGGCTCATTTTCCGTTGATGGTTGCTTGTCTGGGGTGCGTTTGTGGTCTTCCTTAACGTTTTCTTGCTCATCATGCTGCCTTTGAAAATTGATATTTAGAGGTGCGTTTCTTCTCGTAATTGAGCGGTTCATTCATCAGGGCATGGGCGATGGCCCAGAACACGTCAGCGTGTCCGGTTTCCTGCGAACGGTCAGCCACAAAGGTCATTGCGCCGCCTTTGGCCGTGGTGGTGTGCCGGATGGACAGAAATGAAGCCAGAATTTCTTTTTGTTCCTGATCCCATTTAAGGCGTTCTTCACTGACCACATCAATCATCTTCATGACCAACTGATTTTTGCTTTGCTGGCTGTAGTGAATGGCGCGGGTTTGCCGTGGGGCGAAGTCCTGCACCATCTCATAAACCCCGTGACCAATCCCCGTGGTATCAATGCCGATATGGGTAAAGCGATAGCGCTTGAACAGGTCTTCAATCAGTTTGGCCTGATGCTTCCAGTTCATGCCCTGCCAGTAGCATGTTGCCAGTACCCGAAAGGCTTCACCGGCCATCAGGGGCGGAGCGACAATCACAAAAGTACTGGTATCGCCGGAGCGAGCCGGGTCAAAGCCGCCCCAGACTTCACGTTCGCCAAACGGGCGCGGGGCATTGGGGTTGTGATCCTGCCAAAGGTGGGTATCAACGCCGCAATTATCTATCTGGCTGTAGGTAAAGACAGACGCGCCACTGTCAACAAACACGCACATAAACAGCATGTTAAAAGAGTCTTTATTGTATTTGTTGCGCAGTCGGTCAATGCTGGCGAGGTTAAAGCCGCCTTTGATGGCGTCTTCCAGTGTAATGACATAGCGCCACTGACCATCAGGACAATCGCGTCCGCCATCACGCAGCTCACCAAACGTAGGAAAAGCCACATTCTTACGTTTGGCATCGTTGCCGCGCCATTCGTCACCCGTCCAAAGGGAGTATGCCGGATGCGTTTTGGCGCTGGGGGTAGAAAAATAGGTGGTGCGCCAATGGTCATGGGTGGCCATGGCAGAAGCAACTTCATTGAACCGTTTGAAATCCGGTATCCAGAAATATTCATCACAATACAAATGCCCGCTGTAAGACTGGGCGGTGTTCTTGTTGGTCGAAAGAAAACGCAATTCAGCGCCATTACTCAGGCGAATATGTTCCCCGGTTAACGTTATTCCGAAAAGTTGTTCAGCAAAGTTCACGATATAAGAGCGGAATACTTGTGCCTGTGGTTTGGAGGCTGATAAGAAAACTTGCGGTTTACCTGTTAATACCGCGTCTTCAAAGGCTTCAAAGGCAAAATACCATGTCGCCCCGATTTGGCGTGATTTTAAAATATTTCGCACGCTCTTATGCTTGTTGGCGCGTAAATGCTTTTGGTAACCGAACAGGTTATTATCAACAAAGGTCTGGAAGTCCTCTTCCGTCAATGCCGAAATATCATTTTTACGATAACGTTTCTTTTTCGTCGGCTCGCCGTTCCCGGTGGCAACACCATCATTATGACCCGATTGCGCCCGTACCTTAATCTCAGTCAGCTTCTCTTTATGTTTATTTTCCTGCGCCACCAGTTTGACATGATGGGCAATCAGGCGGTCAAGTTCGTCCTGCTCGAGCGCGGTTTTACTGTTGCGTTCACTGAGCAGGGCAACCCGGCGCGTAATCGCTTCCTGCACAGTTTCATGGCTGAGCATATCCGCCCAGTGCCCTTTTTCCGCCCAGTAATAAACGATCCGCCGATTGGGAAGATTGAGTTCACCGGCAATTTCAGCCGGGGTATAGCGGCGCAGATACAGCGACTTCGCCACTTTGATTAATTCATCAGAATATTTCGCCATGTTTCCTTTTCCTGACTATCCTTGATTCCTCAGCCCGCATTATGCAGGGCTAACTTTCTCCTTACGTCCGGCCAACTTCGGTTTAATTCGGTTATGCGTTATATCCGAATTTAGTCGGATTTCACCCCTCGCAGCATTTTTTTGAATCCGCAATACTGTGTCTGAAGCAAACCAAAGGAATGCGATATGTCTCAGTTAATGACGAACTGGATATGTATTGCCATGGAGGGCGACACGGTTGATGGCCGGGTGATGGAGCCGAAATGGATTCTGGATGCGGCAGAACTTTATGATCCTCAACTGTATACCGCCCTGATTTGGCCGGAACACGAACGTTGGACGGGAACAATGGGCGAAGTGCTCGCTGTTAAAGCTGAACGGGGCGATGACGGATTATTGCGCTTATATGCCCAATTGCGACCCAATCACCGTTTGTTGGATGCCAATCGGGACGGGCAACTGCTGTTTACCTCAGTGGAATTTACGATAGACGGTAACTTTCGTGGCACCGGCAAAACCTATCTGGAAGGGCTGGCAGTGACGAGTTCGCCAGCCAGTGTGGGCACCACACGCCTACAGTTTAGTAAAAAGAAAAAATCTCATCGGTCAGGCGTGTATAAGCCACTGGTGATTGATGAAGTCAGGGAATTTAAACAAAAGGGAACAAAAATGGCTAAAAGCACTAAAAAGACATGGCGTAGTCGCTTCGGTATTGAAGAGCCGGAAGAAACCCCCGCCGAAACCACGGGTGACGATGCTTTGCAGGCTATCGCTGAGGCGTTGGCAGAGATGGATAATCGAATGACAGCAATCGAAAGCCAGTTGGCATCCACTGAGCAGGTCGTGGAAGAAGTTCAGGAAGATGTCGAAACGGTGAAAGAGGTGGTTGATACCGAAGCGTTCGCCCGACTGCGCGATAACCTGCCAAAGATTTTGAAAAATTTCGGTAAGTTGGAGGGTATTGCAACCCCATTGCCGTCTAAAAATCCGAAAGGCAACAAAAACAAGAGTTTTAATTATCTGTGATCCCTCTGATGGGAACAAGCAAAGGGAAGAGCTATGCAATTGAATAATCGGGCACGGGCATTTTTGCAGCAATATTCTGCGGGATTGGCTGAAGCCTACGGGGTGACGGATACCTCGCGCTACTTTGCGCTGACTGACCCGAAAGAAACCGCCTTACGCAGTGCGCTGCTGGAGTCCGTCGAGTTCCTGAGCATGATCACCTGTGCGGATGTGGATCACCTGTCCGGTCAGGTGGTGTCCGTGGGCAATCCCGGACTGTTTACGGGACGCAAGAAAGATGGCCGCTTTATGCGTCAGACGGGCGTTGATGGCAATGAATATAAATTGGTGGAAACCGATTCCGGCGCCGCGCTGAAATGGGACTTGCTGTCCATCTGGGCGAACTCCGGCAGTGAAGAAGAATTCTTCCAGCGGATGCAGGCGTTTACCAATGAATCGTTTGCGCTGGATATGCTGCGTGTCGGCTTTAACGGCCAGCGGGTGGCAGATTCAACTGACCCGGACGCGAACCCGAACGGGGAAGATGTTAACAAAGGCTGGCATCAAATCGCCAAAGACTGGAATGACGGCAAACAGGTGATCACTTCCCCGGTGAAACTGGATGAACACGGTGACTTTAAGTCACTGGATGCGATGGCGTCAGACCTGATTAACACCTGCATTCCGCAGCAATTCCGCCATGATCCGCGTTTGGTGGTACTGGTCGGGGCGGATTTGGTGGCGGCGGAACAATACCGGCTTTATCAGGCGGCCGATAAACCGACCGAAAAGATCGCGGCACAAATGCTGGGCAGCTCTATCGCCGGACGTCCGGCGATGATCCCGCCGTTTATGCCGGGCAAGCGCATGACGGTGACCATGTTGCCGAACCTGCAAATCCTGACCCAGCGCAACACCCGTCAGCGCAAGGCGGAGTTTATCGATGATCGCAAGCAGTTCGAAAACAAATACCTGCGCAATGAGGGTTACGCGATTGAAACGCCGGAGTTGTACGCGGCCTACGATGAAAGTGCCGTGACCATTGGCACGGTGGCTGAACCGGCTGAAAAACTGGGTAAAGACTGATGTTGTCACCTGCTCAACGGCACCGGGCAGCGGTGGAACTGCGCCAGAAGCTGGCGCGGCAACAAGCGGTTGCCCTTGCCGATGGTGCGAGTATGCATCTGCAAGCCCGCGCCATTGAGCAGGACGTCAAGCGGTTGCGCCAGTTAACACTGACAGCGGAACGGGTCGAGATGAAACGGCAGGAACTGTTACCCAACTACCTGCCCACGGCACAGCGCTATCTGGATGAGGGCGAGGTGTACCGCAACCCGATTTTTGCCCACTGCGTGATTTGGTTATTTGATATCGGGGAGTTTGATAAGGGACTGGACTGGGCGGATATCGCCATCGCACAAGGACAGCTCACCCCCGATAACTTTCGCAGTGGCTTCCCGGCGTTCGTGGCCGACACCGTTTTACTCTGGGCACAGGCGGAAGCCGAAGCGGGCAACCCCGTCGAACCCTATTTTTCAAGGACATTTCAGAATGTCACTGAAAAATGGCAAGTACACGAGAAAATCAAGGCCAAATACTACAAGTTTGCTGCCCTGAACCTATTGAAAGGGGATAACAGCGAAATTAAGGCCAGTTCGGTGGACAGGCTGGAGGTGCTGGAGCAGGTCGATGGTTGGCTGGCGAAAGCCCACCAATGCAACCCGAAATCCGGGGTGAAAACCTATCGGCAACGGATTGCCGCCCGCATACGGGCACTGGCTATTGGGCAATAACGACTACCGCAAGCCGGAGCGGGCGCGGTGGAGGCAGGGCACTGTGTGCTGATGGCCGTGGAAACCGGACAGCCCGCTTTTTTTTCAGGGAGAGAGAGGCACGATGTTTAATGGCAACACCGTGGATTACCGGGATGCCCCGCTGACCAATGATGGCTTCTGGCCGGATTTGAATTTGCGGGAATTTCAGGCCAATCGCAAGCTGCCGGCTGAGCTGGATAACGACATGCTTGCCAATGCCTTGCTGGCAACGGTGGCAGAGATCAATCTTGATTTGAAGCGCCTGAAATCGCGTCTGGAGGCCAGAGGCTACCCGACAGCGGCCGATGTGCCGGGTATTTCCATCAATGGCAATAACGTCCTGGTCAGCCAGTATAAAAAGGCGGTCTATGCGCGGGCAAAGGCGGATTTGTTGGGGGAATACACAACCTTGGTCAGCCGTGCCCCCAATCCGGGACAGGAAAGCCCGGAAGTGCGCAAAAGATTGCTGGCCGAAGCCGCCGTCGTGCTGCGCAACATGAAAGGGCATGGACGCACAACGGTACGTTTGATATGAGCAAGTTACAGAAATTAACCGCGTTCTTACGGGAAAACCTGCCGGAACGCCTGTGCGAGACGGAATTTAGCAGTGAAATGGATGAAATCCGCTTTATTCCGGCGCAACGGGATTTAGGGCTGGGGCAATACCAGATGTTTGTCCAGCAATATGAGGCGGTGATTGCGTGGGGGCGTTTTCCTTACCGGGAATGTGATCCGCGTAATATCCCCTTGCTGATTGATAGCTGGTTAACGGCGCAGGGGAATGGCTGGGGTGATGCCAATGTCGAGCAGGAGCAGCCCACGTTAACGGTAGAAGTTGATGGCGAGACGGCGGTTGTGGTGGTGTCGTTGTCACTGGCCGAGCCTGTGGTGATCCGCGAAGACCCGCAAGGCATGATCCCGTTTGATGGCAAGCGCTGGTCATTGGCCGAGACTGAAATCTGGTTTGCTGAACAAGGCGCGGTGCATAGCGTGGATGAAACGGGTGCCCATATCGGGCAACGGCCATGATCCACGGCCAGCTAAACCGCAGCCAGCTTAAGAAATTGCAGGATGCATTGCGTGACCTTGATTTGCCCGAGAAAAAGCGCCAGCGCCTGTTATGGCGCATTGCAAAATACGGGTTGATTGATGCGGCAAAACGCAATGTGCGCAATCAGCGATCGCCGGAGGGGGAAAGCTGGACGGCCAGAAAAAGTCCGTGGCGCAAGAAGATGCTCAGGAATATGCCGAAACTGCTGCATATCCGGGAAATGCCGGAAATCGACGCGGTGCGCGTTTACCTGCAAGGCGGAAGTTACCGCAACGGCAAGCAGCCAGTGCCTGCGGGGGTTGTGGGATATGCCCAGCAACACGGGATGCGTTTTCAGGTCGGTCGGCAGCAGGTGCAAAAGAACGTTGACCGGGAGCGCATGGCGACCATCAAGCAGGCCAAAAAGCTGCGTGAATTGGGTTATAAGGTCAGAAAGGGCAAGCGTTGGCGTAAGCCCCCGATAAAGGAAATGACCGCCAACATGAAATTTATTCAGGCGGGGACATTGATCCGCGAACTCAGCGGCGAGGTGGCTAAAAGCACATGGACGATTGAAGTGCCTGCCAGAGCGTTCTTGGGCATGAATGATGAAGAATTCAGTAAAGCGCTGGCTCGCCAGCTACAAGGGATTGGATACGGCGCAGGGTAAGCGCCTTAATAAAGGACGAAATTATGTGGCCACATGTACAGGTTAATCAGGTTAACCAACTGCAAGGCGAAACAAAGGACATTGAGCGGGTATTGCTCTTCGTTGGCACAGGGAAAACCAACGTGGGCAAAACCCTCGCCGTGAATACCCAGACGGACTTTGATGCTGTCTTGGGCACGGCGCAGACCGCCCTGAAACGCCACGTTCAGGCGGCGATGACCAACGCCGGGCAAAACTGGTCAGGGTACGTGCATATCCTGCCCGAACAGGCGGACGAACGGGCATTCGTGGAGGCCGTTATTGCAGCGCAGCCCGTTGCCAGTGTTGAGGGTTATGTGCTGACGGTCGGTGCCACCAAAGCGGTGATCAAGGCGGCGCAAACCCTGCGTGCCAATACCATTGCGAAATTTGGCCGCTGGCAATGGGCTATTCTGGCGGTGGATGCCCCCCAATCCAAGGAGCCGTGGGCCGATTACGTCACCCGCTTGGCCGAGCTGCAAAAGGGGGAGGCCGTGGCTTCGGTGCAACTGGTGCCGTGTCTGTGGGGTAATGAGGCGGGTGTACTGGCCGGGCGTTTGTGCAATCGTGCCGTCACCGTGGCAGACAGCCCTGCACGGGTACAGACCGGCGCACTGATGGATTTGGGCGCGACCGACTTCCCGAAAGACGGCACCGGACAGCCGATTGATCTGGCGACCTTGCAGGCACTGGAAAAACTGCGTTTCAGTGTGCCGATGTGGTATCCCGATTATGACGGCCTGTATTGGTCAGATGGCCGTACACTGGACGTGGAAGGGGGCGATTACCAGAGCATCGAAAATTTGCGGATTGTCGATAAAGTGGCACGGCGTGTGCGTTTGCAGGCCATCGCCAAAATTGCCGATCGCAGCCTGAACAGTACACCGGGCAGCATCGCCACGCATCAGGCATACTTCGCCCGTACCTTACGTGAAATGTCACGTAGTACCGAAATTAACGGGGTGACCTTTCCGGGGGAAGTGAAATCCCCGAAAGACGGTGATGTGGTCATTACATGGCGCAATAAAAACACGGTGGAAATTTATATCACGATCCGCACTTACGAATGCCCGAAAGGTATTTCTGTCAGTTTGTTGCTGGATAGCAGTCTGGAGAAAAGCGCATGAGTCAACGTATCTCAGGCCAGTCGATTGATTTTAATATGGACGGCTCCCTTGTTCATGCGGAAAAGGTCAATTTATCCATTACGGATAACACCGCCGCCGCCCAGACGCAGGGCGTACCGGACGGCTATATTGCCGGGGATGTGGCGGCGGAGGGGGAAATTGAACTCAGTACCAAGTACTTGGACATCGTCACCGCCAAAGCACGCGCGGCGGGTTCATGGCGGGGCATTCAGCCCGTTGATCTGATGTGGTATGCCAAAGCGGGCAACGAAGAGATGAAAGTCGAGGCTTACGGCTGCAAGCTGATTGTCAGCGACATTCTGGACGTTGATCCGAAAGGTGGCAGCATCATGACCCACAAAGTGAAGTTTGTGGTGACCAGCCCGGACTTTGTGCGCATTAATGGCATTCCTTATCTGGAAGCAGAACTGACACAAAGCCTGATTGGGTAAGGATGGGGGTTCATGGAAGAACACGAAAAAACCTTTGTCACGCTGGTGCTATTGGGGGCACTGATTGCGTTGGGTAAAATGCTGACCGGTAACGAACCTATCACCTTACGGCTGTTTATCGGCCGTATCATTCTGGGTTCAGCCGTGTCAGTGATGGCGGGAGCGTTGCTGATTTGGTGGCCGGGCATCAGCCCGATCGCGGTCACCGGGATTGGCAGTGCACTAGGCATTGCCGGCTATCAGTTAATTGAGGTCTGGTTACGCAAGCGCGGCAGCGCATTGCTGACAGGGAAGTTAAAGAAATGACACTGAGTGAAAAACAACAGCTTTTTTCTGTCCTGATCGCACAATTGATCTTATGGGCAGACGAACGCGGCTACCGCGTGACATTGGGCGAAGCCTATCGCACACCGGAACAGGCCGCGCTGAATGCCCGGAAAGGGACAGGGATTGCCAACAGCCTGCATACCCAGCGTCTGGCGCTGGATCTCAACCTGTTTATCCAGGGCGAGTACCAGACAAACAGTCAGGCGTATCTGCCCTTGGGGGAATATTGGGAGACGCTGGGCGGAACGTGGGGCGGGCGCTTTTCCCGTCCGGATGGCAATCATTTTTCACTGGCGCATAACGGGGTGAAATGATGCCCAGGGCACGGACGCTGTATTTTTTCCTTGTGGCACTGGCGTTCTGTGCCGGCTGGCGCGTCAATCACTATTACCGCGACAGTCTGGAGCTGAACATCACACGGGCAGCGGCGGAAACCGGGGAGAAAATCCGCCGGGAACTGCACGCCCTTTCCAGTGCTTCCGCCCGCCAGTTAGAAACCAAATTAGAGGGGATCGCCCATGCCGCCCCGCGAGAAATTCGTACTGAGGTGGTTAAGCCTGTCTTTACTGCTGTGTGCGTTAGCCCTGAGTTTGTCAGGATGTACAACGAGACCACCGACAGTATCGAACGTACCTTATCAGGAAAACCTGCTGACAAAATGTCAGGACAGGTTACCGAAACTGGCCGGAACGACCGGCAATAATCTGGCGAATATAATCATTGATTATGCGGCTTTATATGGTCATTGCGCCGCCCGGCATAATCAATTAGTGGATGAAATTAATCAAAGAAAGGAAATAACCCATGAGCAAAGAAAATAAAATCATTACCTTAATTATCGCTGAAACGGAAATTAAATTTGAACCGAATATGATTGCCTATAACAGCATGATTAATGATATGACACTGGACAATAAAATTGTGCCGATTGTCACTTACCTGCGCCGTGTCGTTCAGCCCGCCTCCAAAGCGGCACTGGATGAATTCCTGCAAATCCCCGGTGCCGCCATGCAGATTGTGGAACGGGTGAATTCAGAATATGCGCCCAAGCTGGAAATTGAAATAAAAAACTAAATGCACGGGTTAAGGCGATTGACAATAGTGTCTTTGAGCAAGCCTTATTATTACGCCGTCATTATTTACCGCATGAAAAAGATAATACGGAAAATTTAGCCCGTGCTATTTGGCTGGATAATCGTTACTGGGAAAATATGCGCATTGCCACGGCAAACGGAATTGCATTAGCGTTCAAGGGTGAATCATGAGTCAGGGGCAATTAGAGTTTACCTTAAGCCTGATTGATAAAATCACACAGCCGCTGGCGAGTGCGAAAGCGGCGGTGTCGGGCTTTGCCCAAACCTCACAGGACGCCTTCGGGAAAATCGCCGTGGGCGGTGCGGGGCTGGCCGCCTCGTTCTGGTCAATCAAGGGCTTCCTTGATCCGGCCATTGAAATGGATGAGGCGCTTAAATCCGCCTCCTTGCAGGGCATTGACAGCACGATGATGGCGAAAGTCGCCAAAGATGCCATGACCTTTAGCTCGCAGTATGGCAAGTCGTCGATTGAGTTTGTGCAGTCGGCAACGGAAATCAATAAGGCGGTTAACGGGCTGTCACAAGGCGACTTGCCCCGGATGACCCAGATTGCCAACACCACAGCCGCCGCCCTGAAATCCAGTGCCGGCGATGCGGCCAGTTACATGGGGAAAATGTTTGCGCAGTTCTCCAGTCAGGCGCAAGCGGTCGGGCACCTCCAGTTTGCCGAACAACTGGCAGGCAAGGCGGTGATCATGTCGAAGACCTTCGGCACCTCCATGACGGACATTGCTGACCTGATGGAGGGCGCCCGCGCCGCCGGGACACAGTTTGGTGTCGGGATTGATGAACAATTGGCGGTGTTGGGTGAACTGCAACGCTCTTTGGGCGGAGAATCCAGTGGTGCCTATGAGTCGTTTATCACCAATGCGGAGGCCAGCGGGAAGAAACTGGGCTTAAGTTTCGTCAATGCGTCCGGCCAGTTGTTATCCATGCCGGACATGCTGGAGAAACTCCAGACCAAATACGGCAAAAGCATTGAGGGCAATCTCAAGGCTCAGGCGGAAATTGAAGAGGCTTTTGGGGATTCCGCCGTGGTGGTCAAACAGCTTTACGGCAATGTCGATGTGCTGCGCAAGAACATGACGGCACTGGGCGCGAACGATGGCATGAAGCGCACCCGCGAAATGGCCGAACTGATGGCGAACCCGTGGGAACGGCTGCATGCGATTTGGGAAAATATCCGCATTGCCATCGGTTCAACCTTGCTGCCGGTGATCGTCCCACTGGTCAACAAGATGGCAAACACCAGTCAAATACTGGTGCGCTGGATGAAGTTATTTCCCAATATCGCCCGCTGGGTCGGTTATATCACGCTGGGCATCCTGAGCTTTGCCGCAGCGGGCGCGGCGGCCAATATTGTGATGGGGGTGTCCCGCTTTATCTGGTCGGGGTTGATCCCGTTATGGAATGCCAGTGCGTTCATGTTTTCCCTGCTAACGGGAAGAATGAATGTGATGTCAACAACCAGTGCCCGGCTAACCAGTATGCTGGCACGGGTGCGTACCTGCCTGATTGTCACCAAGATAGCCTCTTGGGCAGCGGCGGCCGGGTTTACGGCCATGACGTGGCCTGTGTTGGCGATCATTGCGGTGGTTGCTGCCTTGGTGATTGCCGTCATTAAATTCTGGCAACCGATTAAGGCGTTTATCAAAGGGTTTATTCAGGGGTTCAGCAGCGCCGGGAATTCGCTTTCCCCGTTGTCGTCTGTCTTTAATGCAATAGGCTCTGTCATCGGTTTTGTCTGGGAAAGCGTGAAGACCCTGTTTGGCTGGTTTGCCAAGCTATTGGCACCGATACAGTACACTGATGAAGAATTACAGGGTGTAACCGAGGCAGGCAGTTCCTTTGGCCGCATTGTGGCCGGAGCGATCGGTTTGATCATGTTGCCGCTTAATCTGGTGATTAAAGTGGTGGGCATTCTGGCGCAGTTATTTGAGAGCGCATGGCAGTTGATTGGGCAAGGATGGGAAACGCTGTGCAACGGGTTCAGTAATTTTTCACTGGCTGACACACTTTCCGGCATGGCGGACAGTGTCAGCGATCTCTTTAGCGGGTTATGGGATGGGATAAAAACCTCATTTGGTGAAGCGTATAACTGGATTGTTGAGAAATTAAACTACATTCCGGGAATTAACATTGAAACCAAAACCATTGAAGGGAGTGCTTCAACACCTAAGCCCTTCGTGCAACCGTCAATAGATAACCCGCAGGTGGCTTCAAGCATCATCACGGGCGGGAACATGAAAGGTATCGGTAAAGGGGGATTGAACCAGAACCTTAGCCGGAATAGCCAGACATCCATTGATAACAGTCGTCGGATTGAAAATGTCACGTTGAATGTTAAAGGCAACGTCACACCGGAACAACTTACAGAATGGGAACAGGTGGCTTATGGATGAGCCAAGATACATTGATTTATTGATTACGGGCGGCAGTTTCACGCTGAACTCAGGCAATGAACCGCGTTTTTGCCATAACCGCCTTTCCATCGGGCAGGACTGTGTCCATGCCATTATGGAAAGTGGCCTTGCCACCGAACTGGTTGCCGAACGCAGCCCGACACTGCGTGCTGATATCCGCACCCAGATAGAAATTCTGGTCGAAGATGATGACCGGATTATTCCGGGCACGGTCAGCATTAACGAAGAATCGCCGACCCAATTATGGATCACGGCTGAAACTTACGATTTTGGCCGTATCAATGTGAGCGTAGGCAATGGACACTAAACCGACAATTGATTACGAGAAAGTGCTGCGTGACAGCGGGATGCCGACCACGGAAACCGACATCAGCACGGCGTTCGCCAAGGTTGTGGATGAAGCAGGACTCGTCACTAATACCTCGCGCATGTCTCCGTTCTGGCGGCTGATTAATACGATTGTGACGCGCCCGGTAGGGTGGCTCAAGGAGGCATTAATCCATGTCACCCTGAAAAACATGTATCTGGCGACCGCGTCGGGCGCTTGGCTGGATATGTTCGCCTGGGGCGTCAACCTGAAACGCAAGCCTGCCTCCGCTGCACAGGGGGTTATTCGTTTTTACAAAGCGGCGGGGGCATCGGCGGTCACGGTGCCCGCCGGAACGGTGATCCAGACTGAGCGCATCAATGGCGAAATCTATCGGGTCAGCACCACGGAAAGCGTCGTGCTGGCCGATGGGGTTGCCAGTGCCTTGCTGCCTGTGGCTGCAGAAAGTGCAGGCGGGGCATTCAACCTTGCGCCCGGCTATTTTCGACTCCTGCCCGTGGCGGTGTCCGGTATTGAGCGGGTGCAGAATGAAGAAGGCTGGCTGTTAACGCCCGGCGCAGATGCAGAGTCAGACGATGATCTGCGTGACCGTTGCCGCAACCAATATAATCTGGTCGGTAACTATCATACTGATGCGGTGTATCGGGGCATGATTGCCGCTGTGGCAGGCTTGAGCATTGACCGCATCTTCTTCCTGCATGATGCACCCCGTGGGGCTGGCACCGCCAACGCCTATCTGTTATTGGATTCCGGCGTAACCAGCCAGCCTTTTATTGAGGCGGTGAACAATTACATCACCAATCAGGGGCATCACGGGCATGGCGATGATATGCAGTGCCTGCCGATGCCGGAAACGCATCACGCGCTGACCGTGACGCTGTTTGTGGTCAATCTGGCGAACTACAGTCAGGAACAGATAGCGGCACTGAAAACAGATGCCGGCAACCTGATCCGCTGCGCCTTTCGGGAAAATACCGATTATCCGGTGAAGAAAACGTGGCCGTACTCGCGTTTTTCTTTCTCCAACTTGGGGCGGGAGATCCATCGTGAGTTCGGCGAAATTGAATCACTGAGCTTTTCATTGGCGGACATTCTCAGTGAGCTGAGTGTGCCCCGGCTGCAATCGCTGACGGTGGAGGTGAAGAATGTCTGAGTTCCGGGAACGCCTCACCCGGCTGGCGCTGCCGTCATGGATGAACAAGGGGGAACCCGCCAAGCTGTTGGGCGCGGCGCGGGCATTCTGGCTGGGCGTATATGACTGGCTGAAATGGCCGCTGGCGCAACTGGACGCGGAAACCTGTTCCGAAGCGCTGTTGTCGGTGCTGGCCTATCAGCGGGATATCCAGCGCTTTAACGGTGAACCGCTGCCCTTGTTTCGCAAGCGGGTGAAGTACGCCTTTATCAACGCCAGAGACGCGGGCAGCGTGGCCGGGTTTATTGCCATTTTTGATCGCTTGGGGATCGGCTATGTGGAAATCAACGAGCGCCAGCCCGACATTGACTGGGATGTGATTATCCTGCGCCTGAGTGACAGCCAGATAGCGGCCAATCCTGATTTGCTGATGAACATCATCCGTCAGTATGGCCGCACCTGCCGCCGCTACCGTTTTGAAGTGATCGCCAAAAATCAGTTGCTGATGCGGGTTGGCAGCGTGGGCGCAGAGTATTGCACTTACGCTGCTGCCATGCCAACCCAGCCATTATTATTAAAAGTAGGGCATATCGCAGGTGTTGCCGTCTGTGACAGTGCCCGCCTCAAGGAAAGTAACGCACCGAACGTGACCTACGGTGCTTCATTATAAGGAAATAAAGAATGTCCTCCGTCATAACCCTGGACTTTGAAAAATGGAAAGCACAGCAAACCGCCGCAGGCAATCCCGTCGTGTTGGATGAGTTTGTGTTTGCCTATGTGCCGAACCTTGATCCCTCTCAGGCCATTAGCCGCGATGAGAAACTGCCTGCGGCCAATCACATTGTGCATCGTCAGGCGGTGAACAAGACTGGTCTTGCCAGTGAGAACGCCGTGGCCTACAGCGTCACGCTGGGAACCGACGTCGGCCACTTTGATTTTAACTGGATTGGCCTGCTCAATAAGGCTTCTGGCACTATCGGCATGATCACCCATGCCCCCACGCAGAAGAAAATCAAAACCGCCAACGGCTTGCAGGGCAATGTCCTGACCCGCTCTTTCCTGCTGGAGTTTGAGGGTGCCGCCAAAGAGACCGCCATCACTACCACGGCGGAAACGTGGCAGATTGATTTTACTGCGCGTTTAACGGGCATGGATGACATGCAGCGCCTGATTAATACCGACAGCTACGGCGAGGCGGCATTTTTTGGGGATAGCTTTGCGGTGATCCGCAACGGTGATCAATACACGGTAAAAAAAGGGCTGGCCTATGTGGGCGGGCTGCGTGGGGTGTTGGAGTTTGACCAGACCTTGAGCTATATGCGTAATACCCGCGTGTATGCCGATTTTAGTTATCAGGGCAATCTGGTGAGCCAGTGGAAAACCGTGGTGAAAATTACCGTTGCCAATGATCTGAAAAACTATGTTGATGTGGCGGGGTATCCACATTATGTGTTTGCGATTGCCCAAACTGATGGCAATGGTGACATTATGGATTTGCGCAGTCAAGGAACATTAAGCGACCGTGACATTGCCGATATTCAAAAACAGCTTTCTGCTGTTAAAGAAAATATCAATTCCCGATTAGCCAAAAGTCAAAACGGTGCGGATATCGAGAACAAACAGGTTTTTGTTTACAATCTGGGGCTAACGGATACGGTAGACATGGCAGCCAGCGCTATACCGAAATCATCCATTGCACAACATTCGGGTAACTCAGAAAAACTCGTAATGAGTCAGTATGTAACAACCCGGCTCATCAGTGAACGTATAACAAAATCTGACGCAATACTCTTAGCCAATCGTCGGCTCGAAAAATCCCAGAATGGTGCAGATATTCCCGATAAAAAGGTGTTTGTTAAAAATATCGGCTTAGAGAAAACGGTGGAATTAGCGGCCAATGCCATACCTGAATCATCTATTGTGCATAGATCCGGTGATTCACAAGAACTCGTAATGAGCCAGCAGGTAACAACCCGACTGATTAGTGAACGCATGACAAAAGAAGAGGCTGTACTGTTGGCCGTTCCTGTCGGTGGCATATTGATATGGGGAAGTCCGGCCGCTTATCCCAAAAATTACATGCCTGCTTTTGGTCAACAGTTTGACCCCTTTGAAAACCCTGAACTTGTTAAAATATATCCATCTGGACGTTTACCCGATTATCGGGGATATGTCCCTAGGGGATGGGATGAAAAGAGAAAAATAGACTCTGGAAGGGTATTAGGATCATTTCAGGAGGATGCTATCCGGGAAATTACAGGTGTGATACGGACAGGCAGTCGTAAAATTGACGGGTCTCCAGATATAGATAATACAACAGGGGCATTTTCAACCATCAGCACTGGTACCGAAATTGCGGTTTATGGCCGTTCAGAAAGCCCCAACGCCTATACCTACGAGGACAAAGAGTTTAGAGCTTCACATGTTGTGCCTACAGCCCATGAAAATAGGATGAAGAACGTTGCAGTTATTTTTTTAGTAAGGACGCGATAAATGAGTAAATATCAGATGGAATTACCGATTGTAAAATTTAACAAAAAAGGATTTGCGCTATCAGATGGTTGGGTTCAGGTATATCGTGCCAGTGAGTATACCCGCGAATATACGGGGACAGATATTACCGGTGTTTTTGCTACATTTGGTTTACCCGCCGGAGCTTATTTGGATAAACCGGAACCTCCTCCATCTGATAATATGGCAATTTGTAGGGCGGCTGATGGTAAGTCATGGATTCATGTTCCCGACTTCCGGGGACGAATGGCTTATCACACTCAGACACGCCAGCATATTGAGATTAAGAGCATCGGGGAGTTACCGCCTGAGTTGACGTTCTTAGCACCTCAAACGTTGTTTGATCAATGGAATGGCAAACAGTGGGTAACAGATATTGCAGCACAATACCAGTATGAAAGGCAACAAGTGGAAAAATTGCGAACACAATTGCGTCAACAGGCGGAAGCTATTATCACACCATTGCTATATGCGTTAGATACTGAGTTGGCTACTGAAGATGAAAAACAGGCCTTAATTGAGTGGAAAAAATATCTGGTGGCCTTGAGTCGTCTGGATATCTCGGAGCCAATGAGTATCACATGGCCGGAACAACCGAATGTGGCAGCGTAAAACCCTGCAACTGTCCCCGAATTTATCGGGGATCTCCGCCACGATCGTCCCCGTGCACCCGTTTATTTACGGTATCGGGCAGCAAACCGACAGCGGCAGTTACTTAAGCCCAGTCAACGCCATTCATTATCTGTCTCATAAACTGATGGGTGCCGGAAACCTGAACACCGTTGTCTTGATGATCTGCGCCAAAACCCACGATGAATTTATGCAGAACCTGACACAATTTTCATCGGTGTTGCCGCTGCCGGTGTTTGCGCAGGTCACCCGCATGGCAAAAACTGCTGAACGTCTGGCAATCACCAAAATGCAATTGCCTGCGCCACAGGGAGGCGGTTTACCGCTGCCCCAGCCACTGTCAACGGCAACCAGTCGCTTGGCGGTTAATGTGCAATTAATTGAACAGGCCAAAGCACAAGCCAGCGCGGGCAGCAGTTTAGCCGGATTAAAATCCCAGTTAAGCGGATTTACCACCGTCAGGCAGCACGCCTTGCGGCAGGTCACGGATGCCCTGACTGGCACAATGGGGAAATCGGCCAGCGTCTGGACATTCACCGGAACAGGCCACGGCGCCCATCTGGCTGAGCAGATGCGCAAGGGCATCCCGGAGCCGGACGCAGTTTACACATTGGCTACGCTGTTTGTCGGGGATGACATCAGCCCACTAGAAAGGATGCTACACCATGAGCCAGATTATCACCCTCGCCCTTGATGGCGAGGCCATCCCGTTAAAAAGCCTGACCGTGACGCCCTCCATGATGTTTCAGGACAGCGACCAAAGCGGCCAATCTTCCAGCACCGCCGTCGCAGAACAAGGAATCAAGCCGAAAGAATTGCGCATTACGGGCATTATTCCCTTTACCGAACAGAAAACCCTGTCCCGCCTGTTTGCACTGGCGGAAGCCAAAGACAACGGCAACCTGAAACGCTACCGGATCGCCAACCTGACCGCACAGGCCATTAACTTTCGCATTGGCACGTTTACGGGCACGATTGACGCCAGCAAGCTGGACGGCAAGCAGGCATGGCAGGTCACGTTTACCCTCCGGGAACATTTATCGGTGTCTGAAAAACGCGATGCCCGCGCTGCCGGCACTGTTTCGGCCAAGAAACAAACCGGAAAGGGAGGTGCTGCCGCTAAGGAAGAGCCGGAAAAATTAAGCTGGTTTGAACGCAAGGTCTTAAAGCCGATTAATGATCATATAGGGGCGGCCAATGAAACCCCTTAACCGCCTTTACTTATCCGGTGATGAGATCCACTTGGTGGATGCCAATCTTATGCTGGAACTGTCATCGTGCGGCCGGGGCTTTATCACGGCAGAAACTACCACCGATTACACCGGGAAACTGGTGCGCCTCGATGTGGGGTATACCGATTTGCTGCTGCGTTGGTTTACGGGCTATGTGGAACGCTCACAGCCTGCCCAGAACGGTTATCAGCGCCTGTTTGTGCGTGAGCTGGTTGGCATATTTGACCGCCCGTGGTCGTGTTCATTTCAGCACCCGACCCTACGCCAAATTGTGGACTGGTTACAGGAACACAGCGGGCTGACGTTCACCTTACCGGATGCGCCTTACACGGATACCCCCATCCCGCACTATACCCACAATGGCACGGGCTATCAGTTGCTGGCGAATCTGGGGCAGGTCTTTTCGATTGAA